TTTGGCATTGCATGATAACCGTTTGGAGTTGAAGATGGATATGCAGAAGGTGTTGGGATGTTTTAGTGCAAAAGAGAAGCATCAGCTTGTTGATGAATGGAAACGAAAGTATAGTAAGCGTAAGGTAGAGGAGTTAATACGCTTTGCCAAGAACAAGAAGGTATGTTATGCCATCGCACATTGGGATGTTGAACACTTTAAACGTACAAGAAAATGAACTTTAATTTAAATAACTTCTATCGGTTCTGTGACCAGCTCTCTGTTGAGACAAAGGAAGATGGCTTAAAGAAACTAACAAAGCGGTTAGGGACTCAGACGTACGTCATGGATGAGATTGCTAAAGGTCTGGCGGATGATGTTCACTTCTTTGTTATCCTTAAAGGTAGACAACAAGGTATTACTACCATTTCTCTAGCCTTAGATTTATATTGGCACTTCATTCATCCGGGCTTACAAGGTACTTTAGTGACCGATACGGAAGAGAATAAAGATATGTTCCGTGGTACTTTGACAAACTATATGGAAGGATTACCACAAGCGTATCGGATTCCAATGGTAGCCCATAACAGAAATGGATTATCTCTCAAGAACAGGAGTCGTCTCTTTTATCAGGTGGCAGGACTTAGAGCAAAGGGTTCCCTCGGCAGAGGGAAGGGTATCACTTATCTGCATGGTACTGAGACATCCTCATGGGGAGATGAAGAAGGATTAGCGTCTTTGTTGGCTTCTTTAGCGGAGAACAATCCAAAGCGTCTATTTGTCTTTGAATCGACTGCTAGAGGCTTCAATATGTTCCATGATATGTATGTCACTGCCAAACGTGCGAGAACGCAGAGAGCTATCTTTTGTGGCTGGTGGAGGAATGAGTTTTACTCTGCAGACCCAACAAGTAATGTATATAAGACGTATTGGGATGGAAAGTTAACCGTTGAAGAAAAAGAGTGGACCAGAGACATTAAGAAACTTTACAACGTAGAAATCAATTCCCGTCAGATGGCTTGGTGGAGATGGAAACTCTACGAAGGAATTAAAGATGATGCCCTCATGTATCAGGAGTTTCCTCCAACAGAGGACTACGCTTTCATTATGACCGGTAGTAGTTTCTTTAGTAATGCAAGATGTACCGATGCAATCAAGATGGCAAAGAAGATTCATCCTCAACACTTTCGATATTCTTTCGGTGCTAACTTTCAAGACACACAAGTCATTAAATCTACAGATAGACTTTCTACTCTTAAAGTATGGGAAGAGCCGATTGATACAGCTTTCTATGTGATTGGTGCAGACCCAGCCTACGGTAGCTCAGACTGGGCGGATAGATTCTGTATTCAAGTCTTTAGATGCTATGCAGATGGTATGGACCAAGTAGCGGAGTTTGCAACATCAGAACTCAACACGTATCAATTCGCTTGGGTGATTGCCCACCTAGCAGGAGCCTACAAGAACAGTACACTTAACCTTGAAATCAATGGTCCGGGTCAAGCAGTTATCAATGAGATGCGTAATCTCAAACGTCAAGCGGCAGCGATGAAAACAGCGATGGGTAAAGATTTGATGGATGTGTATGCGTCTATGTCCAACTATATCTGGAGACGTAATGACACCCTTGGTGGACCAAGTAACAGTATTGGTTGGTTAACTACCAGTGCAACAAAAGAGAGGATGCTCACCTACTTTAAAGACTTCTTTGAAAGAAACATGATGCAAACTCTTAGTCTGGATTTAATTGAAGAGATGAAAACCATTGTTCGGGATGGGGGTAGTATTGAGGCAAGTGGACGTAACAAAGATGACAGAGTCATAGCGGCAGCGTTGGCAACAGCGGCATTTGCTGAACAAGTACAACCACGACTCATTCAACAAGGGATTACACGGTCTATCTCTCAGAAACAAGAAGAGTACACACCAGAACAAATTGCAGTAGGTCGTAATGTCTCAGACTATCTCAAGCGTATCGGAGTGTATTCGTAATGGATGCCATCATTCCACAAAGACAATTACTGATTGAAATAAAACGGTTTGTGAAAGACAAAGCAAGAGGTATTTCAGTGGAAAACTTTTCTGACATAGCCGGCATGAGTGCTAAACATTTTAGAGATGTGTTTATTGAAGAACTCCATCCAATGACCTATAACGTACAGGTAAGGGTATCAAGAGCCTACCGTGCCTACCAAAAGGGTGAGATTGTTGTTATGCAAAACAGAGACAATACACGGTTTGCTCAATACCGCAAAGAAGCCAAGCCGCACTATGTCCGTAGCACCGGTTTACAGGTTGTAGATGGTCAGATTAAAATTAAAATAGGTATTCGTAACGCAGCAGACTATTCGCAAGAGAATTTAGATGAACAGCTAGGGGGAAACAATGGCTAAGGTATTACACGACTACAAATGTAGTGAACATGGTTACTTTGAGGGGTATAAACCCATCTGTCCCATGAAACAGTGTCAAGGTGAAGTCCTTGTTGTTTTTTTACAAGCACCGGGTTTGGTGAGTGATAAGACAAAAAAGAACGATAAAACCTTGAAACAATTGGCAATTGACTTTAAGATGTCAGATATTAAGTCAACCCGTGAAGGTGAACATCAAGCCGGCTATTTGGCGAAGTATGGTCCAAAAGAAGATAAAGTCGAGCGAATGCCCGATGTTCCACGTGAAGCAAGACCGGGTGACAGTGCAGTATGGGGTGGGGGATTCCAAAACCTCAATATGGCGAGTATATTATCAGGAAGAGCTGTACAATCTGTAAAAGGAGAGGCGGTTGGTTTAACTCCATCACAAGCCGGTATTAATAAAGGACCTGTGATAGACCCTAAAGCAACCATGCGAGACCATGAAAATTTGAAGATTAAAACATGATAATTCCACCAAACCCAGATGACCGGGAGTTTTTCTACAAAGACCTGATACGCAAGTGTCAAGTCTCAAGTGATGAACGTAGAACCGACTACTCAAACTTGCGCTCCTATTATTTGTTTGGTAACTCAGAGGAAGAATCTCCTGCCGTCTTTAACAAGATTCATCCACACATTGACCAGCTTACCTCTTTCCTCTACTCATCTGAAACGACACGGTTTAGTATTAATCTTGGTGCCTCTGTTGATGACCGAGAACAATTTAAAGTACCAAAGCTCACACAAGCATTAAATGATGAGTGGTTAAATTCCAACGCTGACCAAGTCTTTTCTACCGCCCTCACATGGGCATTGGTCTACAACACTACCTTTATTAAGCTCATCTACAACAAAGGGATTCAACCCTTTATGATTGAGCCAAGCAGTATCGGGGTTTTGCGAGAAGATGTCCCGTACACTTCTAGACAAGAAGCATTGGTCCATACCTACTACATCACTAAGTCAGAGTTGTATGCAAGACTCTACGACCATCCAAAAAGAGAACAGATAGTCAACAGAGTCAACGCATCCTATGCACAACAAATTCACAATGAAGTACCGGATGGACTCAGCGTTATTCTTTCTCAATCTCAAGTCAACATGGTTGGTAACGTCAACATGAACCTTGGTCAGTACAACAAGTACAAGGCTAAAGTTGCTGAAGATACTATTGAGATGAAAGAGTTGTGGCTCTGGAATGATGAAACCTGTGATTATCAAGTCGTCACTTGTGCCAATCCAGATGTCATTATTTATGATAGACCCGGTGAAAAAGTATTCCTCAAGGGTGAGTTACCTTTTGTACAAATATGTCCTAATCCTCAGTATGATTATTACTGGGGACAGAGTGAAGTACAACGCATGATATTGTTGCAAGAAGCACGTAACAAACGCTTTAGTGAGATAACACAACTCCTTGCCAAACAAGTGAATCCTCCAATGATGATTAGTGGTTTTTCCGGCATCATGGATGAAAAGAACTTTGCGCTTAACCGTGCCGGTTCTTTCTTATCAAGTGATATGCCTAACGCTAAAGTCGATAAATTAGCACCACAAATGCCGGCAGACTTGTTTAGTGAGTTAGATAGAATTGATGCAATGTTTGAAGAAGTATCTGGAATCACAAACGTCTTAGCAGGTAAGGGCGAGTCCGGTGTACGTAGTACAGGTCATGCCTCACAACTTGCAAGACTTGGTAGCTCAAGAGCAAAAAAACGTGCTTTAATTGTTGAAGATAGTTTGGAAAAAGTAGCTACTTTATATTTAAAGCTCATGGCGGTGTACGACAACACACACTTCAAGACAGAAAATGATAAGCAGAATATGCCGTTTATTGCCGAACAATTTACAAGAGATTATGCAGTCAAAGTCGATGCACATAGTAACTCTCCTATCTTTATGGAGGATATGCGTAACTTGGCATTTAGTTTATTTAAAGCACAAGCAATTGATAAAGAATCTTTGCTTGACTTACTAGAGCCACCAATGAAACAATTACTCAAAGAACGCTTGAAAACTTTGGAAGAAAAACAACAGAGCGCTAAAGAAAGTAAGCAACCTGCTCCTAAAGAAAAAAGTAAACCGGAATTGAAGGTAATGTAAATGGCAACTAAAGGAAACGTACAACCAAGAGCAGACCAACCGAGAGTATCGGCAGGTAGTCTTGATAAAAATATGGGTCCGAATTTACAATACAAAAATACAAGTATTAGAACATCTGGACGTCCGATGGGTGGGCGCCCTGCAAGAGAATATGGTCGGGGGTAGTACAAGTTTCCCGTGAGAAGGAAAGGGCTGTGGCTTCCTTGCCCTAAATAGGTCGCTGCCTCTTAAAGGAGATGAAGATGCGTAAAGCTCGTAAAGGTCGTAAGTCACGTAAGTAATTCCTCTGGAATTGCTGGTGCTTATCAGTAAACCTCCCATGGGGGAGGGAATAGAAATATATCCCCCACTTGACAAACTGATAGAAAGGTTTAATCTTTCTTGTAACTTGATAGGAATTAATTATGGCTGCATCCCAAGACAAATTGATGGAGTTAATGAGCAGAGGTAAAAAACCTGCGACTCCTGCACCTATTCCAAGTCCGATGCCGACTGACAATATGTCGGATACAGGCACACCACCAATGGCTGCACCCATGTCTACACCTGAACCAAAGATGGGTTCTAAAGAAGGTGCAATGATTAATTTGTCAATGGCGATGGACTTAATTGAACAATCGTTACCTAGCCTTGGGTCCGAATCCGAGGAAGGTCAAAAAGCATTAGCTGCTATACGTGCGCTTACCGGTGTAATTGGTCAACGTAAAGGCAAAACAAACGAATTGCAACAATCTGAAATATTACAGATGTTACAATCCCTACCAAAAGGTGTAGGACCTGATGCGATGGGTACTCCGCCAATGGCAGGTCCAGCCGGAGGCGGTATGCCTCCACCACCAGTTCCAACTGCTCCTCCTCCGGGTGGTGCAGGTCCACAACCAATGTAAAGGATAGAATCATGGATTTATTTAAACCAAAAGGAGCCGGTCAACCACGTAGACCGCTTGACGACAACCAAAAGAATGGTCAAATCATCAATACACCACGGTATTCCCGGTTTGGTGGATTAGATTCTGCTAAGAAAACAGCAGAAAACAATCAGATGAAGATTGTTCCTCCCGGTGACGGCAAAAAAGTTATATAGTGAAAGACCAAGAACGCATCTTAAAACATTCTAATCAAGCAACTGAAAATGGTTGCTGGATATGGAATGGTGCTGTTTCTAAAGTTGGCTATGGTCTTTGTGGTTCAGAAGAATACAAAACAAAGTCAGCACATAGAACATCTTATGAAGCGTTTGTAGGTAAAATTCCAGAAGGTAAAGTTATTGCTCATATTTGTGATAATAAATTATGTGTTAATCCAGCCCATTTATGGGTTGCAACACACAAAGAAAATTCACAAGATATGGTTAATAAAGAACGTTCTGCAAGAGGTGAAAAGTGTGGGAAATCTAAATTAAACGAAGAGCAGATTAAGTTTATTCGTAATTCTGATTTATCGCATCGTAAATTAGGTGCAATGTTTAATGTGAGTCATGCAAATATTGGCTATATTAAACGTAATGCAACTTGGAATATTTAATTAAAGTAGGGGGTACGTATGTCATTAGAAAATTTAAGTTTTGAAGAACGGGATTCATTGGCTGAGTTGTCCAAGAAATTGGCTGACAATCCAAAAACCCGTAAAGCGTTTTTACGTTTAACTAAAGAAGTCAATCCAGATATTAATATTCCTGAGATTGAAATTGAAGAGTCTACAAATTCTGCCATCTATAAGATGCAAAAAGAAAATGATGAGATTCGCAATAAACTCAGAGAAAGAGATGCTCTGGATGATTTAGAAAAACGTAGAACTAATTTAATGCGAAAAGGATTAGCAAAATCAGACGATGATGTTGCAGCAATTGAAAAAGTAATGCTTGAAGAAGGTATTACCAATCACGAAGCAGCAGCACGTCACTGGGCATGGATGCAACAAGCAGCAGCACCGACTCCATCTCAGTTTCATTCGAATGTTGCTAAAAACCAAGGTTGGGATTTGAGTCGTTTTTCTAAAAACCCAGTTGGTACGGCAAGAGATGTTGCACACGAAGCATTAGCAGAACTCAGGAAAAATAAACCGATTGGGTTCTGATGTAGTACACGGGGGTGGTAGCTGCGATAACATCAAGGCATTTTGTTGAATTTTTATAGGAGAGCATTATGGCTATAGGTGGCGGTATTTTACCTGCAGCTGGTACCTCGCAATATACGGAATTAACTTACGTTACAAGACGTGCTTTTATTCCTAAATTGGTTGTCCAGCTTTATAACAGCACTCCCCTGATGGCAGCTTTGATTGCAAATAGTCAACAAGCCACCGGTGGTGTGTCCCAAGTAACCGTACCCGTTCAGGGTTCACAGTTTGTAAATGCACAGTGGTCTGACTATTCTGGTTCTTTTAACCAGCCGTCAGTACAACAAGGTGCTTACAATGCTGAATTTAATTTGAAATTAATGATTGCACCTGTACCGTTTCTCGGTATGGAAGGTGCTGTACAGCAAGACCATGCAATTATCCCTCTCATTGAAGCTCGTATGAATGATGCGACTAACGTGATGATGGATGCAATGGCAACTGCCTTGTACAACAACACAACCAATACACAACAATTTATTGGTTTACCTGCTGCGGTAGATGATGGTACTGGTACAGCGACTTACGGTAACATCAACCGTAATACCTATACATGGTGGAAGTCTAAGCAATACGCTGCTGGTAACGTCAACCCAACACGGCAAAACGTACTCCAGTATATTTCTGGCACAGTCAAAAACGGTGCAGAAGTACCGACATTTGGTGTATGCGGATTTGGTACATGGACACTCTTAGCACAAGATTACGTAGGTCAAGAACAGTACGTCATTACTCCGGGTAACGGATTTGATAGCGACTCGAATGGTCCTCAAGCTGCTTTCAGAGCGTTAATGGTTGCTGGTGTTCCAATTTATCCAGACCCATACTGCCCAGAAGGTACAATGTACTTTTTGAACTCAAACTACCTCAGTCTATATATCCATGACCAAGGTTCTTTTGTGTTCACAGGATTTGAGTCTACTCTTCCTAACTGGCAGATTGGTTATGTAGGTGCGGTTTTAATGATTGCCGAATTGGTAAGCACTAAACCTAAGTCTATGACCAAGGTGACTGGCTATAACTCACTCAACATTTAAGGAGATTAACCATGTCATTAAGTTTACAGAAAATCATATTAGCTGGTGCCGGTAGTAATACCCCCGGTGCTTATTTTCAAACAACAACAGTAGCGGTTGGTGGCACAACAACAGCATTAGTACCTGCTGGATTGTATGTTTTAATTCCGTCAACAAATATCAACGTACAAGCAACACCTGATAATGGTTCTACATGGACTACATTCATTGCTGCTGGTGTAGGTGGTACATTGTTCTCTGACGGTGTAAACATTCGGTTTAACAACAGTTCTACTGCTGCAAACGTCACATTGTTAACTGTTAACGGTGGTCAAGCTGCTTCTGGCACTTACAACCAATAAGGAGCAATAAATGGCTAATCCAGATTCAGTCTCACAGTATTACCTAGATAGTTTCGGGAATGGTCGTATTGGTGTTGTTACTGCTACTCAATTAAACACGGCTGGTAACGCGGTAGTTACCATTCCGTTATTAAATGGTGGTATGACTAAAGGTGCATCAGCAGCAGGTTCAGGTGGAGTGATTGTTCGTAGAATTACGCTTAATAATCCATCTGGTTCTTTGTCTACTGCAAACGTATCTATTACAACAAGTAATGACGGTAATATTTCTAATGCGGTTGTAGCAAATACAACGGTTAGTATTACTGCAAACGGGTTGTATCAAGATTTAACAATTGCATCACCTTATAGTGCCAATACGGTTGTAAGTGGATTTAATACAAATGCTTTATATGTCAACGTCAATACTGCGTCTGGTAACAACAACACAGTAACGATTGCCGTATATGGCGATGTTGTCAGTTTCTAATGACTACATACTTTGTAACAAACAATTCGGATACCGTTCTAACAGATAGTTGGGACGGTACACCGTTTGTGTTTGAGCCGGGTAAAACCCTTGAGGTGCCGGAAGAAATAGTAGTTCATGTATTTGGTTATCATGCAACAGACAAGTCACAATACCTTGCAAGGTTTGGTTGGGCTAAGACGTTAAATGATATACCGGACGGATTAAAAAAATTGGAGAAGTTTGTGATTAGCAATACTCCTCCAGTAGTAAAGAACCATTCGATACCCCCGGTGGTGGAAAGAGTACCTTTACCTGCCTCAAAACAGGTAAGGGGAAAAGTCCTTAGCCCTGCTTAACATGGATAAAATATGGCACAACCTACTTTGCAGAGTTACGTTACAGAATGTCAAAGGCTTTTGCATGATGCCAATGCTGTATTTTATAGCGTCCAAGAATTAACGGATTACATCAATTCTGCAAGAGAACGGGTTGCAAGAGACACGGGTTGTACACGAACATTACAGATTACACAGACACCGTCAAATCCGACAGGGTTAACGTCTGCTAACGCACCAATTGCATGGGTAGGTGGTGCTACAGCAACAACAGGTAGCTTGGTGTTTTACAACATCTATACATATACAGTTGTTACCGGTGGTACGTTTGCATCAACCCCTCCTCCGTATCCGGGTAATACAGGGTATGCACAAAACACGTATCCACCATCTACACCATTTACTAACGGTACAGTTACTTTACAATATGCTGGTCCAGTAGAAATCATCCCGTATGCTTCACTGCCGCAAGGTATTAATACGCTGGATATTGTTAACGTCAATATTTATTGGGGTAATACACGGTATCCTTTACTGTATAAACCTTGGACACAATTTAATGCAGAGTTAAGGTACTGGCAAAACTATGTTGGTCAACCTGTATGCTTTAGCGTTTATGGACAACAACAGATTTATTTGTCACCTATTCCAGACCAGATTTATACACTTGAAATGGATACGGTCATATTGCCAATTGCATTAGTTAATTTATCAGATGTAGACAATCAACTAAATGACCCATATACAAGTCCGGTTGCGTATTACGCTTGTTATAAAGCAAAGTTTAAAGAACAAAGTTACGGTGAGTCGGAAATATTTAAACAACAATATAACCAACAAATACAGGCTGCATTAAGCTCTACATTTACTAGACGGATGCCAAACCCTTACCAGCCGGTGTTGTAACATGGCACAAAGTCCTGAACAAAAAAAATCGTATCAGGTCATTAAACAGTTTACAACTGTTAATACTAAAGCGAACCGAACAGCCATACAAGAAACAGAATTTTCATGGCTAGAAAATGCCATGCCTATTGGTTACTCCAATCTTAAAATTACTGGTCAACGCTCGGCAGTTACAGATAATTCAAGTAATGCAGTCGTCTTTTCTGCTAACGTCACCTATTTATCATCCGTTAATATTGGTTTAAATGATTACATTGTTGCATTTAAAGACGATGGCTCGGCTCAAGGATTTAATTTACAAAGCAAACAATTAGTCACAATTGGTAATGCAGGTAAATTTTCTAATGCTGGAATTGCAGTTAGTCAGTGGAAAAACCAAGATATGCTCATCATAGACCCTAATAAGGGATACTATGTATGGGATGGGAACAACACTATTTTTGTAGGCAGTGTTGGACAAATAGCTTTAATTAGCGGTGGTTCAGCATATACTGCAGCACCGTCTGTGGTGATTTCTGCTCCTAATGACGCTAACGGTATACAAGCTACTGCGGTAGCAACCATATCTAATAATGCCGTCACATCGGTCACATTGACAGAAGCTGGTTCAGGATATACCCAAGCACCAACGATTACTTTTGCAGGTGGTGGCGGTACTAATGCGAGTGCTGTAGCGAGTATTGTGACCTTTGCTACCGGCACTGTGTCAATTGCAGTCACCAATCCGGGTGATAGTTATACTGGTACACCAACTGTAAACATCTCCGGTGGTGGTGGAACGGGTGCTAGTGCTACGGCAGTCGTACATGGTAACGCAATTTCTACCATTGTGATGACTAATCCGGGTAGTGGTTACACCAATTCTGCAAATTTAGTGGTATCTCTTAGTGGGGGTAGTGGAGCAAATGCCACTATTGCAGCTACCATTAACAACACTCCTAACGTGGATGTTGCTTCTTTTAGTGGTCGTGTTTGGATTGCAGCAGGAAGGCAAGTGTATTATTCTGCTGCTGGAACCTACAACGACTTTACCAGTGTGTCTGCAGGAAATATTATATTAACTGATTCCACATTACACGGTAATTTGTTCAAATTATTAGCGGCAAACAACTTTTTGTATTTATTTGGTGATGATTCAATTAACGTATTTTCTGACGTAAGGGTTCAGACAAACGGCACGACATTATTTACAAATACTAACGTATCCGCTTCTGTCGGTTCTAAACGTGCAGATGCCATATTTCCGTATTTTAGGTCCGTATTATTTATGAATGATTACGGGGTCTACGCTTTGGTAGGTTCTACAACAAGTAAAATATCAGACCCGTTAGACGGTATTTTTCCAAACATTGACTTTACATACCCTGTATATGCCGGTCAGGTATTAGTAAACAATATTCTGTGTGCTGCATTTAATTTCAGATATTTTGATGCAGTGTTTACTAATTCATACCGTTACATTCAAGCAGTATTTTTTGAGAAAAAATGGTTCTTTACAAGCCAAGGTAACAATTTACAGTATATTACTTCTGCACCGGTAGGTGGAAAAGTTAATTTATACGGTACAGAAAACAGCGCACTTTATCAGTTATACGCTGATAAAACCAGCAGCGTTTCAAGTATTATTCAAACTGCATTGATGCCGATGAATGACCCTATTCGTGACAAACAAGCACTTAAATTTGGGGTTGAAGTTACTACAGCAAATAGTACAATATTTAATGTAACGGTAGATAGTCAACAAGGCTCTAGTCCACCGTACACATTACAGAATAATGTGCTTTGGTATAACAATGTAGGAACAGATTTAAATTGGATAAATAACAGTAGTCAGGTAATATATTGGTTATTTACTAGCGGTTATTATTTATACAAATCAGATGCACAGCAATGGGGTAAATACTTAGGGTTAACACTGACATCTAACTCTGCTGCATTTGTTGTGAATACCTTTGAATTTGAACATGAATTAAGAGCGAGGTTCTAACATGACAGTCCCATATATATTTGCTACGGCAACATCATCTATACCGTTGAGTCAGCTAGACTCAAATTTTGCTACTGCAATTACACTTGGTAATACAGCAGTTTATTTAGGAAATACAACTACAAGTATTGGTAACTTAACATTAACTAACACAACTATATCTAGTGTAGCAGTTACTTTTCCTAACAGTTATTTGAGCAATAGCTCAATAACTATTGGTACTACAAGTGTTAGTCTTGGTGGTACAACAACTTCAATTGCTGGACTTACTTTAACAAGTCCTACTATTACTGGTGGTACTAGTACAGCAACACAGAATTTAGCAAACGTCACAGGTACACTTGCTGTTGGTAACGGCGGCACAGGATTAACAACATTAACATCAGGATATATTCCTTATGGCAACGGAACAAGTGCATTTAGTTCTAGCTCTAACCTTTATTTTGATGGAACAAATTTAGGTATTGGTACTACTAGTCCTGCTTTTAAATTGGATGTAAATGGTCAAGCAAAACTTGGCGGTGCAACTGGATTAACTTTTGGAATAGGAACGGCTTTCGTTGTTGGTCAAGCCGAAATGTACACCGCATCTACAACTCCAATAGGTTTAGGTACAACAGGTTCTGCATCTTTTCAGTTTTATACAGCAAGCACAGAACGGATGCGTATTGACTCTAGTGGTAATTTGTTGGTTGGTACTACAAGTCTAGCCTATTCAAATACCAATAATGTTATGTTCGCTCCGTCAGCAGGTCGTGGATATTTTCAACATATAAGTGGAACTGTAAATGGAAGTTCATATACAGAATTTGTTTATAATGCTGGCGTTATTGGTTCTATTACTCAATCAGGTACTACTGCGGTTCTTTATAACGTCACATCAGACCAGCGATTGAAAACCAATATTGTTGATGCACCATCAGGAAACATAGACCAAATTAAGGTGCGTTCTTTTGATTGGAGGGCAGATGGCTCGCATCAAACATACGGTATGGTCGCACAAGAACTTTTAGAAGTAGCACCATACGCTGTACATCAACCAACAAATCCTGATGAAATGATGGCTGTTGATTACAGTAAATTAGTACCTATGATGATTAAAGAAATTCAGGATTTAAAAGCAGAAGTAAATCAACTTAAACAGAAAGTAGGTATCTAAATGTCAGCAACAATTAACTGGACTATTGACTGGATGGACGCATCCACACAAACCATTAATGGACACTCAGAAGTCGTATTGACTGCAGGGTGGAGATGTACAGGTACAGAAGAAAATACAGCAACTCCACCTGTTACATTTACAAATAGCATATACGGCACTTGTACATTTCCTCAACCTGCTGAGGGGGGTTCTTTTACACCTTACGCACAATTAACACAATCACAAGTCGTTGGATGGTGCTGGGAAAACGGTGTTAATCAAGAAGCTACTGAAACCGCAATCAACAACAATTTAACATTGCAGATTAATCCACTAGTAACACAACCACCATTACCTTGGTCTAATTAATTTTTTAACGTAGTACAACTTTAGGGGAAAACCATGATTAACTTAAATCATACAATTGAAGAAGTAAACGTCTTATTACACGCATTATCACAAATGGCTTATCGTGATGTTGCTGGTCTCATTGACAAATTAAAAGGTCAAGCAGAACCACAAGTACAAGCCATTCAAGCTCAACAACAAGCACAAGTACAGGCTGATACTCCTGCACCTGAACAAACACAGGAACAACCACAATGAGCGTAAACGCACCATTTACCCCAACTGGTAACACTGTCATCATTACGGCTGCTAATCCTGCTCCAACACCTGTACAAGTTACTTCGTATAGTGGTGGTAGCAATCAATACCGTATTCTTAATGCTGGTACGGTTGTTGCCTTTTTGGGTTATGGTGGTAATGCTTCTACCGCAACAGCTGGAGCAAATACTCCGAATACGTCTTTAGGTAATTGTTTACCATTGTTGCCGGGTACGGATGAGATTATTACTTTTCAACCAAACGCATACTTTACAGCAAATGCCTCAACATCGTGTGTGTTATACCTGACTCCGGGTGACGGCTCCTAAATGCTTAAGACTGCAAGCTCCCTCATTAATCAACTGTTTTATGCAGGGACTTGGAACGCTTCAACAAATACTCCTACGCTGGTATCTGGTGTAGGAGTTAAAAATACATACTATATTGTTTCTACAGCTGGCACTACAAACCTTGATGGTATTACTGCATGGGGTGTAGGTGATTGGGCTATTTTTAATGGAACAGTATGGGAGAGGATTCTTGGTGGTTCTACAGAAACATTCACTAATATTACCGTTACTGGTCTTACTGGGTATATGTATGCAAACGGTAATAGTGCAGTTACTTCTTCTACTACTATACCGGTGGCAAACGTAACCGGTGCGGTACCGAATACCGTTTACATTTTAGCTGGTACCAATTTAACTGGTGGCGGTGCTTTAACTGGAAATGTCACCATTAACAACCCGTACAATGGTACAGTAACAAGTGTTGCAACAGGAACAGGATTATCTGGTGGACCTATTACATCCAGCGGTACTATTAGCATTACTAATACTTCAGTTGTTTCCGGCACTTATGGTAGTGCTTCTTCAGTATCTCAATTTACTGTAAATGCACAGGGTCAGTTAACTGCTGCGTCTAACGTAGCAATCTTAATTGGTAACTCAGGTTTAGTAAATAATTCTGTCACTTATAACGGTGTTGCAGTTGCTTTAGGTTCTTCAGGAACAATTACTGCTGCTAATCCTAATGCGTTAACAATAGGTACTGGTTTATCAGGAACGAGTTATACCGGTGCTTCACCGGTTACTATTGCAATATCAAATACTGCGGTAACTGCAGGTAGTTACGGTAACGCTTCCACAGTAGCCACATTTACAGTTAATGCTCAAGGACAACTGACAGCTGCTGCTAATACAACAATTTCAATTGCTAATACGCAGGTATCTGGTTTAGGTACGATGTCTACGCAGAACAGTAACAATGTCACCATTACGGGTGGTTCAATTAACGTACAGGCAGTCAATTTAGTATCAACAACTTCTTCAAGTGCTACGTTTGCCACGTCTAGTTTACCTCTTGTGCCAGCAGGGTATATTCAGGTAGACTTAAACGGAACAGTAGTTAAAGTCCCTTACTATGCGGTGTAATCATGGAAAACCAACAAATATTTGATTTTGTAATTGTTATAGCTGGATTTCTAGCTGCATTTGTTGTTAATAAGACAACAAAAGATATAAATCGCATGGAAGAAGATATGAAGAACTTTTCTCGTAGTTATATTTCAAAAGATGATTACCGGTCAGACATTGCTGAAATTAAACAAATGCTTAGTAAAATCTTTGACAAATTAGACCAAAAGGTTGATAAATGAGAAGGGTAGGGTAAATCTTTGAATATGGACAGTCTTTCTATTGTTAAATTCGGTGATAAAGAGTCACTAGGAGAGTTTTTGTTTGAAAATGGCACACAACACCTGTTATTTTGGGAAACATTGACTGATAAAGGTCAAACATACTCTAAATTCCCTATTACAGATGCCAATGTAGACAACCTAGATGACTGGTTATTGGCTCATCAAGTCGAGCATCAAGCACTTGCAGGACTGTTAAATTTGAGTAATCCGTTTAATATGTTGGACGTAAACTTTCAAGATGAGAGTGATTTTTACGATTGGTTAGGTACACATTATGATATTCATGTGCAGATTGCCGCAACTTTAGGACTTTAAAAATGACTCCCGTCCCCCAAAAAAATTCAGAAATTCAAGCGCAGCCGGAATTAGGTCAAGCAGAAAAAGAACAAGTAAAACAAAGACTTTTAAGAATTATTCAACAAGTTGGTGTAAAGCCAGAAGATATTTTACGTGGTGAGCAATATGCAAGACAAGCATTAAAAAATCCCAAAATGTATCCAATCGCATTACAGGCAGCTATTCGTGAAGGTCTTTTAGCTCCAGATACCCCAGTAACAAACAAGGTGGATTTTAAAATTATTGCTATGGCAATGACAGCAGGAAAATTAGTTAAAGAACTCCAAAATGAAGGGAAACTCTAATGGGACAAGCAGCTAAAGCTATTGAAACCGTGGTTGCTGTTGCGGTAGCAATAGTTGCTCCGGAGCTTATTCCTGAAATTGGTTCCGCCATATTAGATGCTGCCGGTGTTGCAGATGCAACTGCTGCGACTACTGCTGCAGTAGGTTCTGCTGCAATTGGTGCCGGTAGTAATGCAATAAGTGATGCAGTTGCTGGAGGTAGTCCATCGGATATATTAAAAGCTGCTGGAGTGGGAGCCGTTTCAGGTGCAGTTGGTTCTGAAATTAGTACTGCTGCAAATGCTGCTGTTCCCGATATTGGACAAACTGGTGCTTCTGTTGTTGGAGGAGCGGCTAAAGGTGCTGTTGCTCCTGCATTGTCAGGCGGTAATATTGGTGCTGGTGCAGCAGGTGGAGCATTAGGTTCTGCGTTAGGAACAAATATTGGTGGTACGGTTGGTAATGTTATTGGTGGCGCTGCCGGAAGCGGCACTGCTGCTGCGTTGTCGGGCGGAGATGTTCCGGCATCTATTCTTACTGGTGCTGCTTCACAATTAGGTGGAAGTTTAGCAAAAAATGCAACTACAACACCTACAACCCCTACTGATACAACCCCAACTGCACCTACAACCCCTGATACACCGACAACCCCTACAACACCTACTGTTCCTACGGTTCCTGAAACACCTACAGCACCTGTAGCTCCAATTGATACACCTACTGTTCCTACAGCTCCTGAAACTCCTACAACACCTCCTGTTGATACAACCATTCCAACAAATACAAAAGACGTTGGAGAAATAACGGTTACAGCAAATAAAGACCAACCAATACTTAATTTAATTAGCCCTACTGTTCCAACACCCCAGCCAATTGTTCCACCCGTAAATGTTGCTCCAATAACACCGCCATCAAATGTAAATGTTCCACCTAATGCAACAGACGTAGGTGAAATTACTGTTACAGCAGATAAAAATAAACCTATATTAAATTTGATTAATCCAACAACTATTCCAATGACGGACGTGGGTACTATTGATGTGACTGCGCCCAAAATAAAAGACGTAGGTACTATTGATGTGACTGCCCCAGCAATTAAAGATGTTGGAGAGATTACTATTGATGCAACAAAAGACAATGCGGCAAATACAACAGTTACGGCAAGCAAAGATAATGTATCGTCAAGCAATAATACTGTTTCACTTCTATCACCAAGTGTAGTACCATCTAAAAGCACAAGCACATCTAAAACACCCGGTTCATCATCGGCAGCATTGTTAGGGCAAGCATTAGGTACTACGCAACCCGACACATCTTTAGTTGGTGGTTCTCCTATTTTAGATGGTGAACAAGGTAAGAGAAGAAATGTTTGGAATACTGAATCTTTGAAATCAGCATTGGGGATTGTATAATGGCACTATCAAAAGCACTAGGCACCGACCTATCATCACTAGCAAAAATACTACAATCTAAAGGTCGAGGTAAAGACACCGTTCTTGCACACATTACCCCTAAAGAAGCTGCATTATTAAAAGCTAGAGGTGGTCGTGGCAGCATTAATCCTGACACCGGTTTAGTGGAGTTTGAAAACGAGGGTGATTACAATATTGGTAATGTCCCATCTTTGGGTGATGCGCCAGTAACACAAGCACCGGCTATAGAACAACCAAGTACACAAGATGTATCTCCTAATATTGCTGCTACACCGGGATACGGTGAGGGCGCACCTACGAGTCAAGCTGGACAAGCACCTGAATTAAACTTTCCTGTGCCATCTACAAGTCCTGCACCTGCATTTTCTGCTGCTGATATTCAAGCTGGTACTAGACCAACACCTACAGATTTAGCAACTTTTCAAGCACAAAATCCTCCTCCCACTGACGTTCCGGGAGCTATGGCATCCCTTAGTCAAGGTACTAAATTAGACCAATCTAATTTTATTAATCAAGCATTACAAAAATTACAGACTCCTGAAATGCTCGGTAAATTAGGGCTTACTGGAGGTTTAGGAATATACAACGCAATACAAAATAGACAAGCACAAGCTGGTAATGATGCAGCTGTAGCACAAAAACAAGCGTTAGCTGCACCATATCAACAACAGGGTCAGCAATTAGTGGGTGCTGCTCAACGTGGTGAATTAACTCCAGCTAATCAACAGGTTATACAACAACAACGTGCTAGACTTGCTCAAGCGTCTGCAAATATGGGTGGTGTTGGTCAACAACAAATTGAAAACCAGATTAGTTCATTAACAGCTAATTTATTGCAAAACCAATATCAATACGGATTACAAGTGATGCAGATTGGTGACAATATTTCTCTTGGTGCTATTAATACACAGTTGCAATTAGACCAGCAATTAAATGCTGCAAACAAATCATTTTATTCAAGTTTGGCTAATTTAGTAGCCGGCAGTCCTACATACATTAATCAAACAAAGGTAGGTGGATAATGGCTGATATGTCTGCACTTACAGGAGCTTTAGGCACAGAGTTAGGTTCCTCTATTAACAATTTAGCTAATATTGACCCAACAAAAGGTGTTTCAGAAAAGTTGTACTTGCAACAATCTAAAAATATTTTAGATGCTCAAAAAAATAAGGCTTTAGAAGAAGTCTACTCTAAAGGACAGGCTGCTGATTATCAAAAAGCACAAAGTGATGCTTACTTAGCAAAACAAAAAAAAGAATATGAAGATACTTCAGAAAAAACCAAAAAATTAGAAGAGCAGCAAAATTGGGAATATCCTGAGTTTCATCCAACACAAACCAACTTACAAGATATGGCTACTATTTTTAGTCTTGTCGGAATTGTAGGAACAATGCTTGGCGGTGGTGGTCGCAATGCTGGAATGAACGCATTGTCATCAATGACCGGAATGATGGATGGCTGGAAAAAAGGTGAAAAAGAAAAATTCAATCAAGAAAAAATTACTTTCGATGAAAACATCAAAGTTATGGAACAAAAAAACAATGCTTTGCAAAAACGTATAGAAAAAATAGCAAAAGACTTTACAACAAACCGTGAGATGGCAAAAGATGAATATGCAGTACTTTTGGCTGAAAATCCATATTTAAAAAAATTGGATGCTATTGGTAGTGTAAAAAGTGTTATTACTGGTGCTGCGGAAGCAAATAAAAGTATGTTGTCTTTATTAGAATTTAAAGAAAAACAAAAAGCAAATGCGGAATCTAAAGCGGCAAGAACAACAACATCTTATCAATATGTAGAAAAAGATGGCAAAGTCTATGCTGTAAATACGAAAGACCCTAGCGACATACGTGAAGTTGACCCTAAACTTGCTGGTGCTACAAAATTTGGTAGCTCTGCTGGAAAAGGTGGTGGAACAGCAGCTACGGCTCAAGGTGTATTGCAACAAGACGTGCTGAACGCTAAATTCAATTTATCAACTTTAGGTGATGATGCTAAACGTAATAAGTCATTACCGGGAGGGTCTTTTGCTTTTGCTAATTCATTTAAGGGCGACCTAAGTGCTGATATTTTACGTTACGCAACAACGCAAACCATAGATAAAGATTTACAAGGTATTGATGCTGTTTTATTGAATACTGCGTATGATATTGCCTCTGCACAAACTGGTGGTCGTGGACAATTATCTGATACCAAAGTAAGAGCAGTTGTTGCTCAAATGCCGCTAGACAGTGAACCGGAAAGCACTAAACGTAGAAAGTGGAACGCATTATTAGAAAGACTTGATAATGCAAACGCTACATTACCTAAAGAAAAACAAGTTGATACATCAGCAATTAGAAAATCATTTGGTCAATATTTAGAACAACCCGTGCCTACCCAAGCAGATAAAGATAGAGCTAAATCAAATCCTAAATCCAGACAAAACTTTATTGACCATTTTGGAGTAAGTCCAGATGAGTGATTTTGCGTGGGATAAACCTGAAAAACAAGATACATCTGTTAAACAAGATGCTAATGCACCATCTTGGGATAAACCTACTAAGAAAACGGATGAAGCTAAACCAGAAAGAACATTTGGTTCAAGAGTAAAAGATGTTGCAGGAACTGCTTTAGAGAGTGGTGTTATTGGTGCTTTTGCTCCAGAAATATTAACTGGTGCCGGTATGGCTGCTAGTGCTTTTCCTTTGACTGCTCCTGCTGGTCCACCGCTAATGATGATGGGTCAAGGTCTTAGAGGTGCTAGATTAGCTAGTGCAGGTGCTGGTTTAGTAAGTGGAGCAGGTGAAGAAATTGTTGGTCAAACCGCAGAAAAATTTGCGCCCAGTTATGAAGAACCAGCTCGATTTGTTGCTGGTGCTTTAACTCCGGAATTTGCAAAAACAATTGGAAAAAGTGTTAGTTATTTTTTACCTGTTGCGACAAAAGGGACTGTTAAACAAGCCGTATCTGATATGGCTAAAATGATAGGAACAGAAGAAAAAGCTCTTACTCCTAATCAAAAAGCATATTTAGAAAAAGTTGTTAATGATATTCGTGGTGGAGCAGTAAATGATAGACCGGCTGAATATACATTTAATTTATTAAAAAAAGAATCTGATAATATAGTCAATGATTACATTCGTCAGGCAGATGAATTAGATAAACAAGCTGCCGGAATATTGTCCGGAGCTATAAAAAGAACAGCAACTCTTGATAAAAATTTAGCAGATGGAATTACAAAATTAGATAAATCAGCAAAAGATTCATCGCAATTTATTTTAAATACTGCTGAAGCAAAAGCAAATGCTATTCGTGAAAAAGCTAAATTTTCTGCTGGAAATATAAAAGAAATATTAGAGATTGATGCACGACAAGCCATGAAAGAGGGTCAGCAACAAGCTCAACGTATTCTTTCTGATGCTCAACAGCGTATTACTAAATTAAGACAACAGGCAGGTAAACAAGTTACCAAGACTCAACAAGAGTTAGGTGGCGCACAACAAAAATTAACAAGTATTGGCACACCTGCGTCAGATACGCAAACGGGTCAATCTTTGCGTGAAATTATATTACCTGAATACAATCGGATTAAAGAAATTAGAGATACAAACGCTGATAAAAATTTTGGAGATGTATTTGCTTATGCCAAAATGTTAGAACAGCAAGGAAAAAATCCAAGCCAAACAACAGCTTTTAAAGACTTTAGTAAACAAGTACAAGATGCAATGACAGACCCAGTAACGGGATTGGCTAATGTTCCTGAAGGTGCAATAAAACAACAATTAATGTCAATTGCAAAAGCATTACAGGAAAAATCAACAAAAGAAATTGGCGGTAAAGTTGTAGAAGTTCCTAACCAACAATTAAGTTTTAGGGGTTTAGAAACTTTACGTAGAGTGCTTCGTGACAGAGCCTCTGGACTGCCGGCTGAAGGTGCGGATGCAATTAGCCAAGACACGGCTAAAAAATTGGCTGAAGGAGTGGAGTCTATACAGAAAGAATTTTCACCGGGTATTACAAAAGCTCTTGAACAATACAAGGCAGACTCTGCACCATTAAATCAATTTAGAGCAAAATTAGGTCAATCTATTGTTGGTAAAGAAGATTTTGATATGGGTCGTTTTGTTACAGACCCAGCTAGTGTTGCAAAACAAGCATTTACTACAGAGACCGGTATTAAAGATTTAATTCAATTTGCTGGTGGTCAGACACAAAAATTAGAATCTATTGCTAGAAATTTTGTTGCCAACAAATTACAAAATGCAGACGCAAAACAAATACAGTCATATTTAAAATCTAATAATGACTGGTTAAATGCAAGAACATTTCCTAAATTATTTAGTGAACTATCTACTGCTGCACAATCATTAGGTCGTGCTGAAGGATTTGGTGAAGCAAGAGGAACTTTAGCAAAAACATTACGTACTGAAGCAAAGTCAATACCGAGTCAGGCACAAACAGCGGCACAAAAAGCTGAAGATGAAGCATTACGTTTGTCCCAAGGATACCGTACTGCCGGAGGTAAGGCTGTAACAGGAATTACAGAACAAGCGGAAAAACAGGCTTCTCAAATTACTGGTGACGCACTTAAAAAAGCAGAGGCTATTGCTGCGAGTGCGGAAACTACTGGTACTGCTGCTGGTAAAGCAGTGGAAAAACAAAAAACAAAAATTACAACAGAAGCAGAAAAACAGGCAGAACTGTTACGCAGACAAAGAGAACCTTTGACAAAAAAAGGTGAGGCTATTCGTGATTTGATTAAAGGTGATGCTTCTTCTACTAGACGCATGGAAGAAATTATTTTAAGCGGTAGTCCAAAATTATGGGAACAAGTCGGTCCTATTTTGACCAAAGACCCTGACGTTCGTAAAACGGCTGTAGATGCTGTAAGACAAGTTATAGCTGACAAAGCTGCGCGCACTCCTTCTGGTGCTATTGATGCTTGGAGAAAAGATGTTGCGCCTTTTGTTAAATCAAGTGGTTTGATGACTGAATCTGAAATATTGGGATTAACTAAACAAATAGAAGATTTAAGTACAAGACTTGATATTAACCCTCAGCAAAAATTGTCAAACATTCAAGAATTGGTTATTCGCTCAGTGTTTAGAGGTTTAGCTTCGGAAGCCGCTAGAGCATCAACCAGTGTATTTAATCCATTAAACTCAATATTAGGAAGATAATGCCAAAGAAACAAGATAAGGGTATTAACCCAGACTTAGAAGATGCTATCAATAATATGTTGGCTGACATGAAAACTAATGAAGAATGGACGCTGACCGACAAAATGAAGATATTAGATAGAGCGTTAAAGTTAGAGGCAATTAAATTAAAGATTGCTGACGAGGGTTGGGGTAGTGGATTACTTGATGATAATGATGATAACGAGTAGAATGTGAATATCAATCATCAAAACGGGGGTTTACATGGATGCAGTTGCTGTCGTGCGTATAGCGTTAGGGGTCATCTCAGACCGGTTATTAACTATTCTTGGATTAAGTCTGAGTTTTGGATTATGTTGCTGGACAATGTGGGACCCAAAATATGAAAGAGTGATTGTGGTTGCATTATTCAGCATCTACAGTTATATTTTACTTATTAAAATGGAGAGTAAAGATGAGCGATACAGGAACCAAACAAAAGAAATCTAACTTAGTTGTTGGTGATAATTTGTCATGGGGACAGAAATTTGCTGACCCAGTAAGACCACAAAAAATTTCCGACAACACCGGCATGAATGACAGATACCAATTAGGTAAAATGCCTAAAGGTGGTTTTCAGTCTGTTTGGGATTTTAGTGACGGTCCTTATTCCACTAAATTATCTCCTACTAGTAAGCCAGAGAAGAAAGTGAAGTTTTAATATGGCACAGTCCACCTTTTCAATGTCACAACATGGCAGGACTGAGTCTTTTGAGTTACAAGTATCAAGAGGTCAAATTCCATACCATGCTCCACAAAACATCTTTGCGTATGGAACGACTCCTGCCACTGCTGGGGTATTTAGAACCGTATGGGAAAATATGTCAACTACTGACTATGTTTTTCCTACCTCTGCTTCTACAATGACATTAGTCAGTACAGTCAATACGGATACTGCAACAATTACTATTTCTGGATTAGATGCTAATTACAACATTCTTACTGAAAATTTAGTATTGAATGGTACGACAAACGTAACCACTGTAAATAGTTATTTTAGAATCAACGTCATATATGTATCAACAGGCTCAGCTACCAATCCTACTGGTGTCATAACCTTGTCTGTAAGCTCTACAGTGTATGCACAGATTAACACGCAAGTTGTTAATGGTGTGACTACAAGTATTGGTACGTCACAGATGGCTGTATTTACCGTTCCTACTGGTTATACATTTTATGGATGGAGATATGGTGCGTATTCTAGTTTTAATGGTAATACGGCTAACTACACAACGTATCGTGCATTAACCAATCTTTCTTCAGGTGTACAGCGTGTAATTGTTCAAACTCCGTTTAATACGACTTATGAAGTACAAAGACACTATCCATTTCCTTATGCTGCTGGAACAGATTTAAGATTCCAAGTTGCAAGTAGTGCAGCGACAGCAGCGGTAGTCAGTGTTAATATAGGCGGTGTCTTAATACTGAACGAACCAACATCTGCAGGGTATTAATATCGGGGGTTAATCTATATGCGTAGGTTAACAGATGGAAGATTACGGAATTGCGAGTGGAGTCAAGGGACTATCTGAGAGTCTCAACTCCACTAGAGAAGCTGGTAAAGAGCTTACTAAAACAATAGAAGGTATCCAACACGATGCCTTGGATGTGGCTCAACAAGAGTTACAACAACTCAAAAAGAAAAAACTCCTAGAAGAAGTAAGAGAAAATTCTCTTATATATCAAGCGATTGAAGAGTATGAATCGCAAAAAGCAATTATCATAGCAGAAAATAAAGCAGAAAAAGACTTTAAAGGCAAGTATGGTGAAAAGGAATGGTCTAAGGTATTAGAGTTAAAAACTGTTGTGGAAAGAGAACGTAAAGAAAATAAACTGTATTACGGACATAAATTAAAAGATGTTCAGAGAGTACAGCTATATTGTTGGTTTGCTGCTTTTGTAGTAACCTGTCTTTTGTATTATTTTAAACTTGTATGAACTGGGTGTTGTATTGGTTTGCTGTATTTTTGATTGAGTTATTTCTCATTGCTTACATTGTGTTTTTAGATTGGG